CGCAGCAAGGCCATCTTCAAAAAATGGCAGCCCAAACGTTGAAGCACCATCGCCTGCACCCCATGCAGTACCTATCGCTGCAAATAAATCCGCATACGTAGATCGAGAAACATTCATGACTACAGTAGCGAGCTGCAAATAATCACCCACCGGAGCCCCTCCGCCCGCAAACGCAATTACCTCACCTGCAGGCCGCTTTGGCACAACGATTACGCCTTTAGCTGGATTTTGCAAAACCCACTTATCCAACGTTAAATCATATTGCAACGATGCCCAATAGCCCGCCCCAGCAATATCCCCTACAGCTATTGGCAAGTTGTTACCCTTGACAATTGTTTTAGCAGCAATAGTCCCGTTATTAGGTGTAAATGTTGGCGTAGTTGTTGTATTAGCAGCCAAGCAGCGCACATACAACACCATGCCATGTGATGCCGCCAAATCAGTAATCGCCGGAAAAAACCCGGCAACAATCGCATTAGCAGAACCCACAACACTTGCATCAGCAATTTTATAATCATCAAACTGCACAGCTGTTTTAGTCGCATAGTCACCCGCCGGGTTGATCGATGCGAATTTAGCTTGTAATGCCTGCAGCAGCTGGCCATTGTCACTCGGACTCAGCGTTAATCCCGCCCACTCAATGACGTTACATAGCTCCATCTGCAGCGCATTCATAAAATCAGCTGTAATTTCCGTCGGGGGGCGATTTATCAGCGCATCCTCCATCACAAACATGTTAGCGAGATGCCCCGCGCCGTTAATCTTGTGCATAGTTAACCTCTCCACCGCTGCCGGTGATGTCCTCAAACCATAAATAAACATGCGCTTGTTTAAACGCCTTCAGCGCTGCCCACAACAAACGGGGAGGCACTACAGACCGGTAATAACGCACTCGTAAAATGTAACGGCTCCGTGAGCTAAATAAACTGCTACCGACCGTGCTGCCTACCCGAAACGGCCCCACCAAATGATCAACCTGCACTAGGGGGATAGGAAAATTTAATGTCGGCGCGGCACTGCTCCACAAGCGCACGCCAATACGGCTACCTACTGCGCACATCTGGCGGGGCATAGCCTCAACGATGCCGGCAACTGCTTGATTAGCCACTTGCCGATAGGTGCTGATATGCCAATTGGCAATAGTTGGTCGATGGGTTTCGACGGCATTATCTAAAACCGCCTGTGTTGCAGCGTCAACACGAGCCAACTCTTGGCCGGTGCCCTGCAGCATCGCAAAACCAACGCCGCCGTCGGGCCAGTCCCACGCCGCACCCTGTAGCAACAAATATTTTATCGCCTTGGCATAATCAGTCGCATCATGCGGATTGATCTGCATCACGACCACTGCACCGGATTTAGTACAAAAAGCTCGCCCGGCCCAACGGCTATGTCAGCCAGAGGGAGCAAGCGTGTATATTGCTGGGTAACTGTGGCAATCGCAGCATCGATCTCCGCCATTGTTAGCTGTGATATTTCAGTGGCCTCAGACAACACCAGTGCTTGCAGCGCCGCTGCAATAGCCACGCGATTAGCGCCGCTATCAAAGCCCGGCAATAAGGCAATCATAATATCGACGGCTTTTAACAATGGGCTGGTTACTCGCCAATCGGCAGTAGCCGGGGCAATGCCATTAAAATAGCTTGCAACAGCGGCTAATACCGCCGGGGTTGGCAGGCGATCAGTCAAGCCATTGCAAATAGGCCGCACAACGACAGTGCCTATGCCTAAAACATGCGGTTGTACCAGCGCGCCGGTGACAGATGGATGGGCCGTTTTAGCCCAAAATCGATAGTCTTCAGCTTTGCCGGATCGTCCACCGCGTTGCACCATCACGCGCCACTCATCGGCGACCCGCACCCGCCATGCTTCCAGCGTTTCTTCAGCCGCTCCGCCGGTTAATCCCGCTGCATCAACGATCAACGTACTGGTAACACCTGGCACTGGATCAACCAGGGTTAACGTCTGGCCTACCAGCAAATTGCCTGCAGAACCGGTGGATACACTGCGCACAGTGACCGATGTCGCCCCTACACCCAGCGTTACCGCTGCCAACACTATGTAATCCAACCCGTTTTGGCCGCGCAACGCCGTATTGGCAAGTAAATCGGTGCCAGCCGTCCCGGTAGCTAAAACCACACCACTAGCTAAAGAGGCCGCCAACCTATCCACACCATATAATGCCGCCCAATCAAACAACCGCTCCAGCTCGCAGGTGAGCGGGCTGCACTGGGCATCAATCCATTCTAAAAAACCATGCTGGCCATGACACGCTCGCGCCCATGCCGCAGACAACGGGCCGCGCAATACTGCTGGCATAGCAGCCAGATCAGTTTCAATACGGGTTTTTAATGCGTCGTAAGATGGGCGGGCGTAAATAGTCATAATGCCGTGCTGAATAAAAACTTTGTGCCATTGTGCCGCCCGGCAATGTCTATAAACAGACTGGAAACACTTCCCGGCGGGGCGATTCGCTCTGACACTACAACCTCGGATAACGCTGGGCTATGGCTTTGCAGGGCTTGTTGCACCATGTTTAGCGCCTCACGACGGGCAGCTGGGCTTAGCCCTTGTCTGCGTACATGCCAAATGCCGCTGCCCGCGTCAGCATTCGCCCACCAGCCGCGCCGGGTAAATCGGTCCGGCGCTCGGTTGATAGGTGCCTCGGCATCGGTAAAAAGCACTGTATATATAAGAGTAGCCACAGCAGCATCGGTGTCGGTTTGCGCTGGATCAGCAAACACCAGGTCAAACACGCCGTTATCAATTTGCACTAAATTCAACATTAATTAACCCCGCTAGTCGGTGAGCCAGCCGCCGCGCTGGTGTGGGTGTGGGTGTCGCTGACGTTTTTACCATTAACGGTAAGGCCGCCAACAATCTCAACATCGCCGCCTACTTTCAGGCTTTGCTTAGTCTCAACCAGGGGCGCATCAATCAACACTTTGGTGCTGGCTTTAACCTCAATATTGCCATCACGCTTTATGGCCACATAGTTGCCCTGGTCATCATGCAGCGCTACCTCACCGCCGACTAGCTCCATTTGATATTGCTTATCGCCTACTACCAACGCCACACCATACGAGCGGTCGCCGGACGGAAACACGATATACGCCTGGCAGCCCGCCAACGGTCGGCTGCTAAAACCATAGGGTTCAACCCGGCGCACGTTGTTTAGCACCTCACCATCCAGTACCTTTACTTGCACTTTGTCAGCGCTTACCAACGTGGCCACACCGTGGCCAATCATCAATTGCAGCCTATTCCAAATCTGTTTCATTTTTTCACCCGCTTTTTGCTGACGCCTTTCTTGCCGGTTTTTTTCTCATCGCCTTCAAACGCCTGGCGGTGCATCACTTGCAGTTGGGTCGTGGTGCCATTGTGGTCGTCTTGGGTAAAACTGCGCTCGCCAATTAAAAACACGCCGTCGATGCCTTCCTCCGGAATAATCACCCGCACCTGAGTATTGATCGCCCATAACCCACCTGCATGGGTCCAGCCGACTACATCCAGCTCGATGCGGTGCGCTCTGGCCAGACGGCGATTACGCTCCAGCAACGCGCGCCGATCACTGCCGCCTTGGCCTTGGCCATAACGATCGGCAACAATCTGCATCGGGCGATAATGGGTAATCCCTTCATCTTTTACTTTGCCGTTGATGGCTGCATCGTTTTGGTAGTCATAGCCCTTCACCCAGTATTCGGAGTGTCGGAGCTTGAACTCATCGACCACGTCATACCGTTTGATATGCACACCATATATAAGGATAGCGACCGGCGCGGCGTTGGTAGGCGGCGTTAAGACCAACCCGCCGTCCGGAGAGGGATGCAGCAACATATTGGCGGCCCGCGCGGCATTAATCAGCGCGTTGGCAGGGGCTTCAGATTGCATGGCAAAATCAGGTACTACAGCAGTATCGCCAATAACCTTCACCGGCACTTTAAATGCGCTACAAAGCTTGTTTGCAATCTCACCCAGCTTTAACCCGGATAGCGTTACCGAGTATTGGCTGTCCACCAATTCACGGGCTAATGAGCGCGCATCAATGCTAATAGTATGGCTGTTAGCATCAACCGACCGGCGCACCACATCGGGCCGCACTGTGGCCACCAACAGCCCATCAATCAATACCTCAACCACCGTGCTGGCCGACAACCCCAATGACTCACCAGTCCCAGGGCGGGTAATCGATAGCCGCACCGTCGCGCTCATATCATCCACCGACTCGCTGATAGAGACCTTTTGCCAATACCCATAACGCTTGCCATCAAACCGTAACTCAACCATTGACGCGCCCCTGCATAAATAGCGGGTGGCGCACGGCGTTACGCGCCAATAACACCGACTCATCAACCTCCAGCAAATACGCCAACAGCGTGGCGGGCATGGGGTTGATTACCTCGCGCACTACCGCCGGTTTTAAATCTTGCGCCAATAGCGCCTCGCGTACAGCGGCACGGGCATCAACAGCCGCCTGAAACACCGCATCGGGCAGGCTTGGCAACAGCGCATCAAAGGCGGCATCAATGCTGGCCAAGGCCGCATCACGATCAGCCTCAGAGCGGTACTCAGTCAGCGCCACTTGTGACGCCGCCATCAATAACAGGCGGCTTTGCAGGGCGGATTGTTGTTGCAGGTTCCGGCGTACCGGGCCATCGACCAAACCAGTTGCCGGCGCATTGTTATTTGTGGCCAGCGCGGCTAAACGGCCAACCAGGCGTGGCCGGTCCGTATCAGACACATCGACATCATCGGCACTGGCGCCAAAGCTATTCATCAACCCACGCAACGCATTTTCATACGCACCAGGCATGCCCATTAGCGTGCCGATATCGCCTTTAATGCCGGTAATCACGCCCATGATTTGCTGGGCATAGGTCAGCGGCAGGCTGGCAAGGGCAATCACCGTGCGTACTACCTCCAGCTGGCTTTGCACAGCGGCGATAAAGGCCGTCATGCCGTCTTCGTTCATCGCCTCCGGATTAAAATCATCTTCAGCGGCGTCACCCAATACATGCGTGCGATCGACAGCCACATCAACCTTGTCAGGCTCAGCGCCAAACGGCTGCTCGCCGCCCGGCACAAAACTGATAGACAGCGTGCAATAGCCGTTTTTATCGCTGGACTCAGTGCGTGACCATTGCTGTGCGCGTACCCACAATTGTCCCAACCAGGGATGAGTGAGCCAGGTCGGGCCGGATTCGTTGAGCTTGGCTAACAGCCCGTTGCACTCCAGATCATACTGCGGGCCGGTAAAATAGGCGGTTAGTTGATACTCGCGGGCCTTGCCGCCCATGTCCTCAACCAATGGATCTTCTGCACCTGGGTACTCATGGACCACCAAACGGCGGCCGTACTTAGCATCATGGCTATCGGTGCGAAATTCAAATCCTCGGAAAGAGGCCGTGGCCCAGCGGTCTTGATAGGTTTGCTCAGCCATTAGCCGGGTGCTCCTGTGTGGATATTGCCGGTGTTAACGCTGACATTGCCGGGG